TCCTCGGCTCAAGTGGATACGCTGATTGCCGGTCGGCTTGCGTTGACTGGTGGAACGCTGACAGGAGCGTTGAGCCTTGGGACAAACACGCTTACTGCTGGAGCAATCACAAGCAGCGGCAACCTGATTCTGCGTAATGGCCTCACCCCGATGCAGGCCGAAATCTTCGGCACCATTTCCGGCACGTCATGGGAATCACTCTGCCTGAAAGCCACTGCAACGGCTCACCAAATTGGCTCGACTGTTGGCACTGGTGGCGGGACGAATCGGCCTGTGCAGTTGGGGCATTTTAACTCGGCGGGGGCGTTTACGACCGGATTAAGCGTTGGGATTACTGGAGTCGTCGAGGTAATTGGAAATGCTGGTTGGGGGTATCGTTTCATCGGTGGTGGAAATTGTGCTCTGCACGCATCTGGAGGTGCAACCACGATTCGCAGTTTTTCCGGGAATGATGTTGTGTTAATAGATGATAATCAATGTCGTATCACAAGAGCGATCGTCGCCAGTTCCGACCTGACGTTCATTCCGACTGCGTCACGCACGCTTGCTACCAACGGCCAAATGTCCTTCGAGCGGACATCTAACACCACTGGCAACATAGTTGTTCGCGGTGATGACGGCGTTACTCGCCGAATGGCTCTCACGTTTGTCTAAGGATTGAAATCAATGCCGTTTGAAGTACCACCAGCATCGCTAAACATCCGTGAAGAATCACGAAACGCCGTGATTCGCTTGAATCAGCGGATGGAATCGGACGTGCAGGAATTCATCCTCGATTACGAGTACGTCTGGGGCGTCTCTGGCCAAGACGTGACTGAGGAAATCGACGGCGAAACCGTGACGCGATTCGTCAGCAATGGTAGCCGCTACACGCTTGCTGAGATGCAGGAAAAGCTGGACCTAATGCCACAGCCAACAGCGTTTTCAATGCTTGTGTTGGCTGGAAAAAAACGCGACATGATCACCGCTGCTGAAGCTCATTTGGGTGAGCAGTATCTTCCAGATAGATACCTTCGACCAGCGTTTACAATGCAGGAAATCACGCCCCAAAATCCGCAGATCGTGTTGACAGGACTGGCAGAAGCATGGAGACCACCAGCACCATGAAGATGACCAAAGAAATCGTCGAGCAGGCGATAGCCGAATGCAGAGCCAATGGGTTAGATCCGCACGAATTGATCGCACAGCCAACACCAACTGGCACAAGCGGTGAGACGTATGACGTGCTGCTTGAGCCATGCGAGCGATACAAGTCTGTCGCAATGCGAATCATGAAGGAAAAGGGATGACACCAGAAGCCAAAAAACAAGCCACCGAACTCATTAAAATCGGATGTGCAACGCTCTGCCAGGGCAAGGGATGGCAAGAAATCCAGCATATCAATGAGACTGGAGCAGCGGTGATTGCTGAGATAAACGCAGTGCCGACGCCAGACGACACACCAGCGAAAACGACTCGGAAGAAATTATAATGCCCACTGTCAAAGTATTCGCACCACAACTATCCGGAACTACAGGGCTTGCTCTGTGGTTGCGAAAAACTTCCGATCAGTCGCTCGTCAATGCGGGTGGTGATGCGCTGACTGAGACGAGCACGTCCGGTTGGTTTATCGCAGACGTTGCTGAGACATGGACAGAGCGATTGTCGGCGGCGGTGATTGATGCTGACGGGCTTGTGCCGCAATCAGGATGGCTGGGAGTTGGTGAAACGATCGTTGCTGATGTGTTGACGGGGGCAGCGGAACTGGACTCCGGTGCTTTGGATCCTGTCCTGGCAGCCATCGAAGAGATTGCGGCCGGCGGGCTGACGGATGCGCAGGCTCTGTTGCTGACTCAGATCGGACAGCGGACGGCACAAATTGTTGGGGCTAGGCTTTCCGTTGTTGGCGCGGTGACTCCGGCGGGAGAAATCAGCCTGATCGTCGGTTCTGATTATGTGTCGGCAATCAACTCCAGTTTGACCCGCACAATCACTGACGCTGGCGCAGTGCTGCACGCGAAGCTCACGGCAGGTGCTCTAAGTCAGTTGGTGTTCCGAGCTTCGCCCGGATCACGATCGTCGCTGGAACGGAAAATCACTGGCAGCATTTCCGCAGTTTCTCACTCTGCTGGTGTGACCTCGGTCACAATTGTCATAGATCGCGACGATATTCCGAACGGACCGTATGGCGATTCGTGGAAATATCAGATCTGGCGTGAAACGGATACTTTGGTGAGCCCTCCACTCGTGGAAGGCGCTCTGCTTTTGGACTGGCGAGTCTGAGAACTCGCGGAAAACCAGACCGCTGGTGAAGCACCGGTTTACTGATCCGCTGCGTGCTCGTTCTCAGATTCGGACTTAATCCACCGCGTCAACAGTTGGATTATCTCGCGCCGTTGCTCTTGGGTGCATGTGCCCTGATAGGTCATTCCGGGGACATCCACCGTGATCAGGGATCGGCCCTCAGCAACGGCAGTATCTCGCATTTGCTTACTGTATTTGATTTTCACAGTGTCCATTTTTCCTCACTATCGGATTCCGAGTCCGCTGCTTATCTTGCAATTCGGCGGAAATGCGCGAATCCCGGATCGTTAACGGTAACGTGTTCATACTCGGCTGCCTGTTCTGCACCGAGTGTATCCGCCAAATATTGCCGCATTGCGGCCACCAATTCCGCGAACGGTCGCTGCTGTTCGAGGGCGTCAAGTTTGATTCGGATTGTATCGCCAAAACCTTCGGCTAATTGCATGATAATTTTCCCCAAAATACCGGAGATGGTTTCCGCTACTATCACTCCAAAAATCTTGGCTCACCGGACCCATGCTCCAGCCGATACTGCACAGACTGCTTGACGATCTCGACAATCCCCTGAGTTGCGTTCCCGCCGCCGACAAACTTTGCGATTTCAATCACTGACTCCGGGAGTCGAGCAGCAAACGGTACAGTCGGCTCACCGTAGGAGGATTTGCGACCGCCGCCAGGCTTGCGAGTTGCCTTTGCTTTTTTCTTTGCCACGATTGATCTCCGAAAAAAGTCGCCAGTCCGGCAAGTACCGACGAAAAAGCCGGTCCCGATTGCTTAGGCCGGGACCGGACTGGCGAGGGAATCAGAAGCTCCAAGAATTCCACTGCTCGCGGCTTTCTGCTTCGTGCTCACACTCCGCGTCTTGCTTTTCTACTGGTAATCGCAAGATCAATCCGGTGAGGACATTTGCGTGAAAGAACTTATCAACCGCTGGCCCGGTCTTCTCGCCAGACGAAGGGCTGAAATCACGCCATCCTGATTCTTTGAGCCACAGTTGATCTTTCACTGACAACACACCCTTTGGCCAGCAGCAATAAATCCACTTTCCGAACGTTTCGCTTACGTCTGGTGCCACAACGCATTCAAGTGCTTCGATTCGTTTCATGTCAATTCTCCCCGAGGCTTGCGGCCTCACTTGTTTGCTGTCCGAGTCACACTTTGTCACTCGCGACATCAGTACAATAACACCATCGTCTTATTTTGCAATACAAAATAACAGAGATTGCAAAGATTGACAAAAACAGCCGAAAACAGCAGGCATCGGAATGGTTATCCGCTACTTGTCTTGATCATTTTTCGGCACCTATCGCACTGTCTCCACTCGGATGGATCGTCGACCGGCATATCTTCCACCAATGCAATCTGACCGCTGCAAAGTGCCGTATTTTGGCCATGCCTGGCAAGTCTCTCCGGATGCATCAGATGCACTTTTTTCAGCCGACTCGTGTCTGGCTTTCCCCACCACGAGGCGTCACGCGGAAACCATTGCATTTGATCACTCCTGCAAGCAGAGCACAGTTATTCCGCTGCGTGCTCTACAGCGAGCACAACACGCACACCAGCACACCGACACCATAGCCAATTATTCCAGCAATCCAGACGTGCCGCACGTCGTATTTCATCACGCGACTCCTTTATCCTACAGTTATTCCGCTGCTTCCTTCAAAGCCAACTTGAGGCCCCGAAGCACTCTATGAAAAATGATACTGGATTCTGTCATTCCACTGGCTTTGCCCTGATGGAAATTCCATCCGTACCAGTCGTCTTCCGACTTCCACTTCTGCGATTCCTCATGGGCTGCATGGACGCCGTCGAGTCGTGCTTCGTCTGCAGCTCGGAACAAATCGCACGCCGTCTGGATATGGGCTTTCAGCCTGTTCCGATCGGATTTTGCCGCAATAAGCTGTGAGGTGAGGGACTTGATGACCGCATCCGCTTCCTCAAGCGACATTGTTGTACTCATGATTTCCTCCCAGCAGAGAAGCTGTACTCCGCTACCTATTCCAAATCCTCAATCCCAAATTCCCGCCCTAGATCCCGAGCAAAACGAATGACCCTTGCAAGACTGCTGCGAATGTCGCCAGGCCTGCTCCAATGGATCGCCTCCGCAATCTCACTTTCCAGCAGTTCCACTTCGGCTTCAAGCTGTTTTCGCCGGGCATTGGCTTTCTTGTCATCTGGCCTTTTCATCGTTCCCCCAAAGCACCGGAAGTGTGCTCCGCTACCTATCACGCCACTGGCTGCACAGCCTCGACGGTTTCGCCAGTCATTTTACCAATGATTTCAATCCACCACGAAAGTAGATATTCCGGAAAAATAGCGGCGTGTGATTTGTTTCTTTCGGATACCCAAGTCACGTAGTTCACGCCGTGAATCTCCGCGATGTAATAGCCCTGATTGTTCCGTAGCCACATACTGTGCTCCGCTGCCTGTTACTGCCTCAGATTGTTCGCCTGATAGTTCGCCATCGACTCGCCGAACGATTTCAAGCCGCGTTCCTCGTCAGTCGGTCCTGCTGATTGTCTTGCCGCCTCTTGCCATGCCTGCCAGGCCAGTTCTACCTCAATCTGTCGATACGATCCGGGCCAGGCTGCTTTTTCTGGATCGTCCGCAAACCTTGCAATTCGCTTTTCAAATGGCGGTGACGCGATCCATTTTTCAAATCGCTGTCTTAGTTCGTCCATTACTACTCTCCCCAGCACCGGACTGTGCATCCGCTGCCTGTTATGACAAAACGATATCGCCATCGTCCCACGACTGAAAACCATGGTTCTCAAGCCATCGCTTCGCCAAGCATCGAGCCCACATTGGTAGATTGGTTTTGGCTGTAACCATCTTCATGACTGATCCGCGTTTCGCGAAGGGATCGGCCGGAATTTTGTCTGCGAGGTTGAACCGCTGGCAGTGTTCGTCGAAAGATGACTCTTTGCCTCTCATGTAGTCCACGAGGGCACGATCAAGCGACTCGTTGTACTTGTCCAATTCCGTCATCATGCGAGTATCTCCAATGTTTTCAATATGTGCGGAGTGCCAATCCTCTGCCTAATTTAGCCCATAAAATACTTTAGCGCGTTCCATTTCGTCGACGGTCGGCCGACGCCACGCCTTGGCTGGATGGCATCCCTGAAACGTAAACGGCCAATTGCTAGGCGACTCCGGGAACTGAGCCAAGATCGCGAGGCAACCACCTGATCCTAGATCGTCAGTGAGTTCTTTCGTCCGCATCGGAAACCAACCGACCGAATCAATGAACCCCATCCATACACCAGCGTCCTCTGGCCACGCAATTGTGCCAGACTCACTTAGTTCCATGTTCATGATTTCCCCAATGTTTTTGAAAGCAGAGGAAGCGTCGTCCTCTGCCTATCACTCGTAAAACGATTCACCCATAATCGAAAATGCTGACAGATGAGATTCTGCCTCAACCTCGCGGATTCCGGCCACAAGAGCCATTCCACCGCCTGCCAACGGGTGCGAATTGACAAACGCTGGCATTTCGTCGAGATACTGCACCACGCTTAGCACCCGAACAGCAAGCCTGATCGCTTCTTGATCGTTGGGCGACAGATCCCACGTCTGTTGATCTTCCGAAGCCATCTGCTGTAGTCGAGAAACACATTCATCCAAAGTTTGAACCATCGTAAAACCCTTTGTTTTTAACTCATTGCAGGGGCAGCGGACACCACGTCCGATGCTATAAAACCTAAATCCCCGCAACCTAATTCAACGCCGAACTGGGAAGCAGCTCGGAGACTTCGGCGGGCAGATGGCCTTTCTGCCAGAGTCCAGACTTTAACAGGCTTTCGATTAGTTCCGCGCGTGGCTGTTCGTGATTGATTTCGCAATCGTGAGCGAAGGCAATCAACTGCGAGTCTGGGAAGCACTGCAGAACTTCTGCGTTTGGCAGCCAGTCGTGAGCCAAATCGAACGGCAGCATGGAAGCCAGCATCTGCACAGCGGCGGGATGTTCGTACTTGTATTCGTCGATCAGCGTTGCCTTGACCACGTCACACATCAGGCCAGGCAAGGCCGCATCGTCGATGCCAGCAATTCGTTCGACGTGTTTCATTTCATCCGTCGAATACGCTTCATCGCCATACAACGCTTTGGAAAGATCTTCCTGGCCGGCCAAATAAATGAACAGCCGGACGATGCTGGCTTTGTGCTTCTTCGCATTGATGACGGACGCAAGTGTTTCACGGAGCTGCTTCGACAACGCTCGTTTCAATTTGAACATGTCGACGGTTTCTTCTTTGTCGCTGCCCTTTGACTTTTTGCCCTTCGGTGAGCCTGCAGACTCGCGTTCCTTCTTTTGCTTGTCCTTGTAAGACTTGATTGCTGGTTCGTTCAGCTTCTCCCAGGCCTCAATGTTCCATGCCCGCGGCTCGGCGTTTGGCATTTCCTCCACGTCCAGAATATGCCGGTTCTTGTCGTCGACCTTGAAATAGCATTGCGTTGGACTCACTGGAGCATGAACGAAATACTCCGTCTTTCGCAACGTTCGTGACAAAGTCCGCACGCCTTCGTGAATCGTGTAGACCAGACATTCGCGATCAATTTCGTCATCGTCGGCCATGGACCTCGTTTGCTCAAACACATAATCGAGCAACTGCGGCCGGTGACTCCACGGGCAAAGCAAGTCACGAACGATTGTGTGCGGTACGCGGCCGGCCTTTACCTCGCCCTGCCATTCCGGAGTGAGCTGCAGAAGTCTCAACAGGTTGCTGACTTGTGCCTGAGTCATGCCGAACCGCTTTCCGACAACTGCCTGACTTTCGCCATGCCGTTCGATATACCGTTTGATGCCGGCGGCTCGGTCGATTGGGCTTAGATCTTCTCGAAGCAGATTCTCTTCCAGTCTCAACAGGTCGGCAGTCTTGTCATCGGCTCGAATGATACGTGCCCTGATCATCGGCCATTTCAGACTTTTGACAGCTCGCAGGCGGCGTTCGCCGGCGATGAGCTCAAACGTTTCTTCGCCGCTCACAACGTCAAGATGTTTGTGACGCACGGTGATCGCGTTATCGAGTCCGCGTTCGTCGATCGATCGGGCGAGCGTTTCAATAGAGTTGTCATCAAATTCGGTTCGATCGTTGTGGCTGACTTCCACGCAAGTGACGGAGATCATCTGTTCGACTGGCAATTGTCCGGCGGTTTCGGACGCTCCAGATTCTTCAGCCGGCGAAGAAGTGTCTTTGCGAAGTTTCATTTTTGGTTGACGGGATTTGGTGACTGTGGACATGGACAGAGTCCTTTCAATGAGACGCGGCAAAACATTTCACGCGAAATGTTCAAAGGTGCTTTCAGTTCAACAGCGTTCGCCAAAGGAACGCAATCAGTCGGCCGGCGAAGATACACCCCAGCATGATCAACGCCTTCTGCGCTGGTGTCAGCGATCGGCGTGGCTGAGGGTTTTCAGCGAATGGCGGGTCGTAGGGATTCACTTTGCCAGTTCCTCCGCAACGAACTTTGCAGCGGCGTTAAAGTATTTCGAATTCAGTTCAGTGACAGCGTTCATAACATTCTTCGGTCTGAGTTGCGCCCGAAACCATGCCGGGCGGTTCTTCAGTCCAGGCCGATGTGCAGCCTGTTCAGCCAGTGCGAGGACGCAGACAGCTCCGGCCGCGGTCCTGTCGGCCGCTACGGGATCCGGAGAAGCCAACTGGCGACGGTACCAAGTCCAAACCCCTGCCCTGCCTTCGTTCCTTCGATGTACGTCCGCGTGCATCGAAATAAAATCATCATTCCAGCCGGCACCAGTCCAGCATTGCATCGGCTGCGTTGGTGTCATGCTGTCCGCAAGCGGCTGAATTGGTTTCGCGATCAGGCTCAGGACCTGCGGTTTGTCCTTCGCTCGTTCGCTCAGTGCTTTGAAAAACAAATCTTCCTCGGGCCGGGCCGGGCCGGTGCTTTCCGAAAGCTCCGCCTGCTTTGCCCTTGTCCGGTCCGGTCCGGTCCGGTTTTGTTCTGTTCTGTTCTGTTCTGTTCTGTCCGGTAGCCTGCTTTCTGACTGCTTGACAGACAACCAGCCGACAATCAGACACCATTCAATCAATTCTTCGAACAAATCCTGCGGAAAACCGCTGAGTCTTGCCAACCGCCCAGCGGTGTAAGGCTCACCCCTTTGTCCTGCCAGCACTCCGCGAGTTGGAGCTGTGGCAGCAACTTTCAGCAAAGCATTCCAGCAACCGTACAGAGCGGCCGCCTTGTGCCCTTCGAACTCATCAAGCAACCGTTGCAATCCAGTCGAGTTAAAACTGACGGGCAGTGCAACCCAGGTCAAAGTGCCATATCTTCGTGACGCAGCCGTCTCGAAGACTTCAGACCATCTGGAGACCTCCAGCACAGTCGAACGCTCCGTCATCACAAACACTCCGGGGCTTCACTGGGAAACCGTTCATCTGCTGTTGTCGCCTGATCGACCGTCGATCCGGACAAGTGGCAGTTACTTCATCAGTTCACGAATCATTCGCTTGGAGAACGCCACAACTCCGGCTGCCGGATATCGTGCAACGATCTTCCATTTGTTTGATTCGTCGGAAACCTGACAACTCAACAACTCACCTCGAGGCCCCTGCCCTTTGCAAAGCAGGACCTTATCGCCTTGCGGCGCCGAGTCTCGAACCGTCACCAGAATGACAACGCCGGACCCATTGCGTAACGCAGCCTCTGCTGCGTGTTGAATGCTGTTCAGCGTTGCGACGGCGGTTCGAATTTGGTCCATGGTTTTGGTAACCATCAGACTGGTACCCTTTCCAAGAAGGTCAAACATCCCGCAAGTGATCTGCCAGCGAGTGCAGCGCGAACAGAATCGACATTCAGCGGCTGAGAAGTGATTTCGCAGAAATCGGCAAGTTCGTGCAACACGTTGATAACTCCCGAATTGTCTGTCTGATCTTCGTTCCAGCTTTCAATGGAACTTTCCAGAGAACGCATGTGACTCTTCAGGCGTTCGAGGTTGTGTTCCAAGCTGCGACTGAACTGCTTCTTACTCTTCATCAGAACAAACTCCCGGCAGTGCGACGTTTGACGGGTGGGACGTGTTGCGGTGGCTTGTCCTGGCTGACTGGCTTCTCTGGTTGCGGAGGAACCCAAAGGACATTCAGGTCTAAGCCTTCGCTGCCCTGCTTCCATGCCGTCCAGTTCGGCGTTTGCGGCTTCCATGGGTTTTCGGAGCTTCGCCCTGCGGATCCGCGGCCGGCTTCCCAGCACATGATCAGACCGTGATCAGGACCATCCCAGCGTTGGGCGTAGCTCAGATTTTCGCGGAATGGTTCTGTGATCGACCGAGTGATTCGAATTGCGGCAGATCCGTCAGCCGGATGCGTAGACGCTCTCCGGCTGACGGGCTCCGCTGGTACCACAGACTCAGACGGCAGTTTGGATTCCGGCTGAATTGCACGCGATGGCTGTACGGGCTGAAGTCGACGTTGATCAGACGTAGACTCATCACGGCCGGACTGTTCACCTTGTCCAATTGGTGCACTCAGTTCCGGGCTTTCGCTGCGGGTTGTGGTGTTTTCTTCGTTTGTGGCGTCTCGATTCACTCTTTGGCCGGACAGGCTTTCGACAATCGCGGCCACACTGCCAAGCTGCAAAGCCTGCAGACGTTTCTGCCAGTCGGGTTGTGGTCTGCGTTCAGCGAGCTCCGGCAGCGGCAACTGACGATTGAGTTCAACGACGCGGCGGCAAAGCAGAGCGGTTTCGCGTTGCTCTTTAATCTTCACGCCGATCGCGCCTTTGATTTGGCCCAACGTGGCGGCAGTCAGGATTCCCTCCAGCGAATCAAATTCCTGCAGCAGTTTGACGGCCGTTTTCTCGCCGATGCCGTTGACTCCGGGAATGCCGTCGGAAGCATCGCCGCACAATGCCAGGAAGTCGGTGATCTGTCCGGCCGGCAAACCGATCTTCTCTTCAGGTGTGACAAACGCTCCGTCCTTCCAGGGGTGGAAGATCCGGCATCGAGTGGCACAACCTGTCATTGTCAGCAGATCCTTATCGCTGCTGACGATGACAGTATCAGAATGTGACTGCGCCAGACTGGCTAGAACGTCGTCAGCTTCCCAGCCTTGAATTCTGATCGTCTGAAAGCCAGCAATCTGCAGGGCCTGTTCGGCGAGCTGCTTCTGTGCAGTCAGACCGGGCTCAGACGGTGGACGGTGGGCTTTGTACTGCGGAAGAATCGAGCTTCGAAGATCGTGCCCGCCGTCCATGGCGAACACGACGTGCGCAGGTTTCAGCGTTCGAATCGAGTTTGCGACGGTCTGAAACAACGATCGGACAGCATGCACTTCCGTCGGCTTCCCAGCATGCCACGCTCTGACAAGCACGTTCAGGAAATCGATTGCCAGAACGTTGCAAGTGCCTTCAGAAAGCGAAGGACGGACAGCCGGTTTGCTGGCTGATTCTTTCGGCTCGAGCTCCACATTCGCAGGCTTCGCGGTCTGTGACCTGGATTGCCTGTTCGTTTCGCCTGACTCCATTTCCGTCGGAACAGTCCGGCTGTCCGTCTTTCGCTTTCCGTTCTGGATGGGGAGAACACCCGGATCCGTCAGACTGATCTGCGTCATTGGAGCGACTCGCAGACACTTCAATGTGACCAGTTCGACAATACTTCCATCGCTGCGCGTGACCTTGAAAGGAATTCCGCAGGTGTTTGTTTTGACCACTCGAACGGCGTTGCCTGAGTAGTCTGTCTGAGTCCAAAAGACTTCCGTGCCTGATGCGATCATTGTGGCAGCTCCTGCGATTCGGAAATCAGCTTCTTCCGATTCACCTGGAACGCGAGGACTTCGCATTCAAAGGGACGGACTCCCAGCGGTTTGCCATCGTCAGCAATCACAGAAATCGCTCCGAACACGTTGGACCTGCAATCGTAATCACCCGCCACTGCACACGACGCAGAATGGAATCTAGACGGATCCGAATGCACGTCCTGCAGCAAACGAACTCGAGAAGGAACCCAATCGGGTTTGACGCGAGAAAACCAGCACGTTCGCCAGTCGGCCATTTGTTCTTCAAACGTGGCCGGCGGAATGGCTCGAAACGGCTTCGCGTTCGGCGTTTCGCAATCGTATTTGCGGCTCTGTCGGAAGCTCACCATCAGCATGACTCCGCGATTCGGCGTTCTTTGGTTCTGATGACTCTTGCCAGCATTTCCATTGAACTCAGGACAATGTTTTCGCTGCAGGACACGCAATTAACCTGCGGCATCCGCTCGGCCGCGAGCTTCGCCGGCACCATCAAAACAGCATGGCAGCCGCATCGGCAGGTGATTGCAGCCTGCAGCATGCGAGTGTGGTACCACTTTTCACACGGCAGAACGCGAACGCTGATGACGTTTCCACCAATGACGTTCATTGCCTGGGGGCAGTCTTCGCCAGCAAACGGCGTTGAATCGCTGCCTTCTCCTGACGGTCCCATTCCAGGCGGCGGCGTTTCCGGTTCTCCGTTCGTCGATTCTTCTGCTGACATCGGTTCACGCTTTTCAAAAATCCGTCTACTGTGAAACTGTCCGAACGCTCGAAGTCCTGCAGGCAGGCGAAGCACAATCCAAAGAGCTTTGTGCGAGCATTGCAGTGCTTCTGCCTGCTCAGTCTTTCCTGGCAACACTGGCACCTCTGGAAGGTGCCAGCATCAGCAAACAACTCACGATCTCGATGCACCTGCGACATTCGGCACCTCGCTAAAAAAATTGCGGACTTCTTCGCGGTAAACGAGAATCGAGGCGTCAGCTTCGACTCCAATTCGGGCAGAGTTTCCAGTCAGCTTCATAAGCTTGACGCGAATCTTTTCGCCGGCGGGCGTATGGATCACGATTGTGTCGTCGCCGGGCTTTGTGGTTCTTCCGAGAATCAGCATTCGAACTTCCCTTCCTTGAGATGGACACCAGCACAACAAGTACAGCAGAAGACCGGTGAGCGCAGCACCGATCGCAAACAGAGTAAGCTGTAGCATTCCAGCCTCCCTGCCTGAGAACATTTCGGGCGAAATCTTTACCAGAGTGGTAAGGTTTCCAGCGCGGGGACAATCTCCCGCAAAGGCCGATAGGCCTGCAGATAGTGTTCGCGAGTTATCGCGGAGACTCCGCCCTCGGTCACACTGTGCTTCAGCAGATAACTGGCTGCACTCTCGCTGACGTGGTCTGCCCACATCGCGGCGCAGCCCTTGCGAAATGAAGCCACGGATTTTTGACCGAGACTCAGTTCGATCGAAGGTTTCCGGGCGGCTTTCCTGGACGCATCGTCCAAACCGGCTCGTTCCAGTATTCCGCAAACCTGATCCGACCAATACTTTCCGTTGCAAGGCAGCGGGAAGACTCGCTCCGGATCGATTCCGCGAAACAACTCGATTGACTCGCGAAGACGTCGAGACAGCGGAACAAGCAGCTTCACGGGCTTCGCAGCTCGCTGGGATTTCTTTTTCGTCTTGTGGACCAGGTACCACACCCAGCCGTGTTCGTTGTGGAGATCTTCCAAACGCGGGCAGCGGGTTTCCGTGATCACGTCCGACCACATCAACCCCTGTTTGTTGGACGTTCGAACGGCGAACCAGTCTTGAGACCGGAACCCCAAACAGTAGTGAGCAAGCAGGACGGTTTCCCAAAACCTTGCCGGAGGCACATTTCCCAACTGCGGCCAGTCGCAACCGTCCAAAACTTTCGGGGACAGCATTAGCTTCACTTCTTCGATCGTCACAGGCTCGCCCTGGAATTCGCAATCGTCCGTTGCAAGCTTCATCATGTTGATGTCGCCCTTCGTTGGATACTTCGGCAGCTTTGTCAGCTTGCCGTTTTCGAAAGCCCAACGGCAGAGTTTCATGATGGCGTTGAGATTTTGCGACACTGTCGGCGAGGAACAACCGGATTCCTTTGACCTGATAAACTGCGAGTATTCGAACAGCAAATCCTTCGACTGCTGAAAACACTGGAGATACTCGGGCAGCGGATACCCACTCCGCTGCCCCGAAGAATCCAGCCAATTCTGGAACTTTTGAATCCGCGAAAGGTCCTGACGAACGGTTCGCGGCTCGTTCCGTTCCAGTTCCCTCGGTGCAATATGGGTTTCGTACAACTCGACCAGCGAAGCGGACGGTTCTGTTCGTGCAACTGGAGCTGCTGCCGTCGGCGTCGAAGTTGTCACAACCGGCTGGGCCTGAGTGTTCGCGGCCTGGGTGACAACAAATTCGGGGATAACCTGCTGCTCTTGCATCGCGCCGCGAAACTCCGGCATTGGGATCGGTGGCAAAGTGATCTGCTGAGGCTGTTGCATCCACTGCGGCATCTGCAGATGGACAACAACATGCACTTCCACGCGCTGAGACTTGCGAGACTTCGGAGTCCGGCCGTTCGGATCGACTGCTGCAATCATGGTTCTTGCTACCTGCTGAGAGTGGTTCGCCGACTCCGCAGGTATTGCCACAAGAATGTACTGAAGGCAAACACCGCGAAATCGACAGGGGCCGATTTCGCAAAAAGCAGGCAGCCCCAACAGATGCAAATGCAAAGCAACGCCTTGATGCACTTCGGCAACTGCCGACTTTCCCGCATCGGCGATTGAATATCTCTATGTACGAAAACAACATTCCACGCCTCCAGGCAAATCCGTACTCCGTGACCACACTCACAATTGTGTAATCTGTTTCTTCTTCTCAATGGCCTTCTGTCGAGCAATAAGAACCGTGGCAACTTCGCCAAGCGTCTGGAACTCGGTGCTTTTCCCTTCGAACACCCACGCATGTTTTTGCGGCTTGCCAATCCGGGAAATGAAGATCAGCAACATCAAGTCAGAGTTTTTGTAACGGTAGACCCATTCCCAATAGGTTGCCCGCGGCACAATGTGCGAGGGCTCCAGCTTCAGGTGACACAATGCCAAACGCTGCTCAAGAGTCAGCTTTTGTTTTGGCAGAGGCCTCGGAGACGGAATTCGATGGATCTGCTTTCGCGGTTCTGCGGGTGGGTTTAGCTTTGGACGTCCGCCTGACATCGAAGTTACTCACTCAAAGACTGATGAGAAAAAACGGGTGCCTGTTCCCGCTGCAATGGAACAGGCACCCCGTCATCAGCTTCGGTCTTTGGTGTGCGCTTGCCACCAAACAAAAACAGCCCGCTGATCCAAGTCGAATCAGCGGGCTGTTGTGTTGTGTTCAACGTCCCGTCAGATGCGACGGGAGGGACAGTAACGAATATGTAACTTGTCTTGCAATAGCTTGAGGAACAAATTTGTAACTTTTCAGGAAGTCACAGATTCAGCAATGCCACACAACTCATCAAGAGAAGTTTGCAAAGCCTTTGCGATCCTTGAGGCAAACGCAACTGATGGTGTGCTGAGACCTTTTGCCACGCGGCCAATCTGCGTTTTGCTGTCGCCAGTTGCGCGTGCCAAATCTGCCTCGGACATCTCTAGCGATTCAAGGCGTTCAGCCATAAACGTCTTGAGGTGACGTCTAATCTTCAAATCATCTTTGTCGATCATCTGGTTCATCTCCGCAGGTTACAAATTTGGCACTAAGAGTGCAACGTGCTATCTTTCAGCTCAGTTGCTTCCAGATAGACCAACAAGCAACTGCCAAGACGGTCGAGGCGATTGCAAAAATGATTAACCAGTTTCTGCAGCCGGACCGCATTTCGTCGGCTGGCAATCCGTACTGCCGTTCATAGAACTCGAACAGGCTCTCTGGTGCCTGCTTGTCGTTAGGCTGTTCGGAACTCATGGCTTGTCACAACCTCAAGCAGCGGATACGAGATCCATGGCCCAACGAACCAAGCTCAGCAAACACCAGCATGTAGTGGTGGCCAGACTCAAGGCAGGCAACGTTCTCAAGGCAGCATTGCGGCGTGGATCTGAAGGGCAGGTGCTCGGCATGGGACCATGGCTCTGGTATCAGAGTGCCGGCCGATCACTCGACATGCGAGCGATCACGATGGACACCATTGGTTCATTGAGGGGCAAAGGAATCATCCGCATTGAAGACCGCGGCGACTGGAGCTGCGTTGTGCTCTGTGACTAGGCCCCCTGTCTGGGTCCTTCCTGCGTCCTGGGATTCTTGTCCCCATCGGTAGGAGTCAAACCTGAAGACACAGTTTATTTATTTGCGCCTGCCTCGTTTGCAGAGTCACACTTCGCCATGTGCGCGGCGTCTTCGGCGAGTAGGGCCCGAAGTTTTCCTAAGTCGATGATCCGCAGAAGCTCTGTGCTGATGGAGCTTCGTCGATTGCCGGTTCGGCGAATGGCGGCGGCGACACTGGGCGGAACATTCAGTCCGAGTGTTTCCGTTCGCCCCTCATCCTTGGGGAAAATCTCAGTCAAGTCTGTGCTTCCGTTCGTCGCTCGGTCGGATCGGTTCACCATTTTTTGCGCCTCAGGGCTTGCGGTGTGCGCAGTCTAGACTGCAAAAGCCTTCACGTGAGACGCGGCGAACGCAGGCGGATTTGTCTTTGTGGGCAGCCGCCTGCGTTCACCCGGCATCTTACGGGGCGGACCTGTGAGTGATAAGACCTGCCTATCTCTGACACTGCCTCAGCTCAAGAATCGATTGCTGAAGGTTGGCAAATCGCAGCCGGTCGGCATGACGACGGTGACAGTGCCGGACATGCAAAAGAAGAACAACCCGTATTACGGGCACGTTCTCAAGATCAGTGAGCTAACGGCGTTCGTCGGCTTTCGATACGCGAAGGCGGTGAACGCTCAACGAGTCCGCGAAGACAAGAAACCAACGTTCGAATCACTGCCTCGCGCGTGGGGCGAACGGATTTACAAAACACCCGTCGTGGAATACGGCGACGACTTCTATCTCGAACTCAAACTGCAGGCCAGACGCTCGCAGATTCGCGACATCCACACACACGAAATCATTCCTCCGGATCTGATTAGCCCGTATCTGGCACCAGTCCGAAAAAATAAACGGCAGAAGCTCAATCGCGAAGTGATCCTCCGAGACTACAGACTCGACCACATCGCAGAGCTCAGAATCGACGGGCAAGTTTGGCGAGTCCGCAAAGGGTGGAACCTGCTTCAAAGATTGCTCGGCAACTAGGAAACGAATCATGCGAAACTGGAAAACCACAGCGTTCGGCGTTGTCACTGGTGTGAGTCTGCTGCTTGCTCAAGCTGCGACGTTGCTCGACACGGACGTGAACACGATGCCCGACTGGATGCGAATCGTCGAAGCTCTCGGGCTGCTGGGAATTGGAATCTTTGCCAGAGACGCAGCCACCTGATTGTGCTGGTTGTCGTTCACAAATCATTGAGGAATCCGCGATGGACCTTCTGAAAGCCAACTGGCGAGTTGTCGGCGCCGTGATTGTCGCTCTGATCTGGGCTGCAAAGGCCTTCGGTCCGGCGGCCGTACATTTCGCCCGAAATACTTATGCTCGGATTTGGCCAGACGTCGAACGGAAAACGACCGTTCTCAGCAGTTGGCCTTTGCTGGCGATCGCGATTCTGTTGGGCCCCATGCTCTTTCCCGGCAGCGCGGTTAAACCTGTGCTGCCTGACATTCCTCAGCAGCAACCGGACCTGTTCAGCCAGTGTGGAACAGCCGGGCGGGCTTTGCTGGCCGATGAACTCGAGGCTTTTGCTTCGCAGCGGTTCGACTCTGATCAGGCCAAAGAAGACGCCATTAACGACAAGATTCAGGACGTGATTCAAGCCAGTTTCGTTCCGGTGACGGAGCTGCTTGCGGATGCCATCAAGGCGAATCGCGTGTCTGAGTTTGCCGCAAAGCTCAGGAAGGGCGAACTCAATGAGTGAGATCTTCACGGGATACGATCCGGCCTTCGAAGACCGTGGCCGGCTTTACGCTCATTGCATCGACTACGACTTTTCGCAGTTCGTCTGCAGTGGTGAGATTCCTGAAACTCGCGGCATCATGGATTTGATGACCCGCGAAGATCAGTACAGTATGAACTCCTGCGGTGGGTTTGGCCTGGTTCATGCAACTCAGGTTTCCTGGTGGCTTCAGACCGGTGACTTCCGCGAGTTCAATCCGCATTGGTCCTACATCAAAGGCCAGGAGATCGACGGCCGCAAGACGGACAGCGGCGTTTCAATTCGCGGCGTTGTCGAAGCCGGAAAACGTTTCGGTCTGCTTGTGCAGGACATCGAAAACGACGGCAAGCTCGAACACCCCTATCCGCGAAACAACTATCGATTCAGGTATCCACGCGAAGCCGCGGCGATCGCAGCACAGCGAAAGATAGGCTATTCCGCTCGGCTTCCCGGATGGCAGGCAAAGCTGAATTTCCTGCAGGCCAATCAAGGCGCGATCGTCAACGGCGGTTCCTGGGGCAATTGGAGGCCTGACAGAGAAGGCATCTGCAGAAAGTTCCAACGCACAACGCGGGCAAGAGGATCCTATCACGCTCGCGCTTATGTGGATTGGATCACGATTCGCGGCGAAGTGTTTTTGGTGGAAGCCAACAGCCATTTCAAAAGCTGGGGCCGCAACGGTTTCAGCTTCCACTCGCGCGAGTTCATCGAAGCACAGGATCAGGATCCGGCCTATGTGGACGTCGGTGTGAGTGACATCACTCTGGCACCCGGTGATAAGCCGAAACAAAGGGCAGTTCGGCGATTCGTCAAACTCAATTGATTGGAACCACAATGCAAACTCTACAGATGCGGCCATTCCATTCAGACAGGCTTCTGCTGTTCTTCGCGGCTTGTGTCGTGCTGGCCTCCGCGGCGATCGCTCACGGCGATGACGTGGAAGCCGCTCGCAGCCGGCTGAAGGCCATTGAAGAAGCTCGGCAGTCTGTAGACCTGCAGCCGGTTCCCGACAAGATTTCCGAACGTGCTTTGCCGGTGATCACTTTCGATCAGGCAGTGAGCTCGCAACCGCAGGGATACTTCGCGTTTTTCTTCAAGTCGTTCTGCGGTCCGTGCGAACGCATGAAAAACGAAAAGGTCCCGCAGACGGTAAAAGATGCCGGATACAACGTGGCCGAAGTGAATCTCGACACGGATCCACAGCCGACCGTCACGGCAGCTCCAGAAGTTTGGTTCTGCCAACCGGACGGAAAGCCGGTGTTGAAGTTCAAAGGGTATCACAAGGCCGAAAGCCTTCTGCAGCCAGTCCAGACCGATGGACTCTGCCGGCTGTCTGCCAACGGTTCACGTTGGTCGGGCGTAGCAATCTCGGACAGCCTGATTTTGACCTGCGCACATCACGAACAAACAGAGGCCTTCTTTGCAGAGTTCCCCCGTTCCTTCGGCGGCGGAGAATACGCGAAGATATCCGCCGAACTGGTCAAGATCGACAAGGCCTCAGACCTGAGTGTTCTGCGGTACTCAATGCCGGATCTGGTTCAGGTCTCGCCCTACGCTCTTTCGACGCTGCCAGAATCAGCAATTGAAGTTCCGGGCTACTTGTCCGGCCAAACACCGAAACGGGTTCGCCTCAGACCGAACAAAGGCAGTTCGTTTAAGATTGCCGGCATCGCCCTGGATTCGTATGACGGCGAAGGCATAAGCTCGCCGCAATTTGGCATGTCCGGTTCTCCTCTGCTGACTCCGGACAAATCCATAGCTGGCATTCAATCGGTTGGATCCGGCCGCGAAGTCGGAGCGATTCGACTCGACACGATTCGCAAGTTTCTCGCTAATGTCGATCTGGACAGCTCGCCGGCAGTCAACGCAATTGTGGAAAACGCGGAGCTGACTCCCAACACGATCGCGGCGGTTCTTGCGGCTCACCTCGCGGAGTCTGCCGGACCTGCGCCGGAATCAGCACCAGCGGAAGAAATCGCCTACGGTTCTTTGTTCGCCTTCGAAGTCGATACCCCGGAATCCTGGAAGGCCTACGCGGCAAAGCTGCTGTCTGCTCAGAAACTTGAGTTTGCATCTGCAGGCCTGCGGCTGGACTGGTCAGGATCGCGGCGGAACTTTGCTGTCTCCGCCAATCAGATCGAAATCAAACCACCGATCAGAGCGACGTTCAGCAAATGGCTTATTACGTATTCCGCAGGCCTCGACGGTTTTCGGTACCCGGCCGATTTGTCGGAAATCACAGTGCTACTGACGGGCGCTCCGGACCTGACTGTGAGACTGAAATGAGAGACCGCGGCGAGGTGGCTTTGTGGAACATCCGCAACGAAGCTGTCCTGCAGTTCGCAGTGAGTAACGGCGCTGGCGGCCGGCCGATCACTGATCGTGCGAAGGTCAAGAAAGTCAGCCGCTACTGTGACCGGTTCTTTGACGCGATGCAAAGCGAAGCTCCATTTCGATCAGCGGACGAAGCCGTTTCCGCGTTGGCACCGATTGCCGTTTGGTTTATCGGCTGGGCAGCTCGCCAGTTTGCGATTGCCGTCATTCGCTTCCTTTGGGAACGCTGGCACGGTGTTTCCTCAGAATCACAACCATGACGCATGACAAAACCAAAACCGACAAAGAAGGCGCAGGGCAAATCGGCGGCTTCGAAGGCTTCGTCGCGTACCAAATCCGCCAAGCGTGCGAAACGCTCGGCATCCCGCAAAGTTGTTTCGGATCTGGCGCAGAATCTTACAGCGAAGCTCGCGAAGCAGTCCGACAACTACGCCGGCAGCAACTACGAATCCCATCGGCAGAACATGGCCGAACGGCAGCGAGACGCTTCAGCGAAGGGCCGCGACATCGGAGCAATTCCGCCTGTTGCGGATCCGGCCAGGCGGGAAAGCTGCCGTGAAGATCTCGGCAAGTTTCTGAAGACGTATTTTCCAGGCACTTTCCGTCATGACTGGTCTGCCGTGCATTTGCGACTCATCGAACTGATTCAGATCGTCGTGCTGGTTGGTGCTCTCCTGGCCATGGGCATTCCCCGCGGCTGGGGAAAAACCTCGCTCTGCGTTCGTGCGGTGATTTGGGCGATTGCTTACAGGCACCACGTGTTCGTGATGCTGATCGGAGCGAGTAACGAAGCCGCAAAGGCGATGATTCTCGACATTCGCACGGAACTGGAAACGAACACACTTCTGCAGGAGGACTTCCCGGAAATCTGCCGTCCGATTGCAAACCTTGAGGGAGTCAATCAGCGTGGAAAAGCTCAACTCTGCTGTGGTCAGCGCACAAAGGTCTTTGCTTCTGACTTCGAGCTCCGTTTGGGCGATGTCGCTGGACAGAGTGGCGGAATCATTCGGTCCGGCGGTATCCTCAGCTCTAAGATTCGTGGCGCTCGCCACGTCGTTGACGGCGGGGTTATTCGCCCTACACTCGGTTTGGTTGACGATCCTCAAACCGAAGCCAGTGCAGCCAGCAAACGAAGCTGCTATCGACGCGAGCGAGTGATTCAGGCGGCTCTGCCAGGACTTCCGGGCGCCGGGGAAGCCTGGTCCTGCCTGATGACGATGACCGTGATCGAACCGGGCGACGTAGCCGACCGAGTTCTCGACCGAGACAAGCACCCGGACTGGCACGGCGTTCGGCATGCGGCGTTGGACTCAATGCCAACGCCTGATGCTATGGATCTGTGGTTCGAATGGAATCAGATTCGCGAATCCTGTCTGCGCAGAGATGAAGAACTTCATCCCGCCCACAAGTTCTACAAGAAGAACCAGAAGGCGATGAAGGACGGAGCGACGATCGTCTGGAAAGACGGTTACGATCCGGACCGATTCACCGATCCTCTGGAACAGGCGATGGACTGGTTCTTCCGCGATCGTCAGGGCTTTTGGTCGGAGCTGATGAACAACCCGGCAGGCTTTGAACCTGAAGGCCGGCCGAAACTCGACCGTGATGAAGTCGCGGTCCGTTGCCATCACCTGAAAGCCGAATCGGTTCCGCTCGAAGCGGAATTCATGACGGCGTTCATTGACGTTCAGCAGAAATGTTTGTTCTACGAAGTCCGTGCCCACGCGCAGAACTCAACCAGTTGGGTTGTTGCCTATGGAACGTGGCCAGGACAGCCGCGAATGTACTACACGCTCAGTGATATCAAGCTGACACTCGACGGCCAATATCCGAAACACGCAACGGTTGAAGCTCGCATCACGATTGCAATTAAAGATCTGGCAACACTGCTGTTCAACAAGGATTGGAAACGCGAAGACGGCCACACGCTCAAGCTGAACGTGGCAGGCGTTGACGCGAACAACTGGACGGAAACGATCAAGGCCGCGGTTCGCAGCTCCGGATTCATGACGCGATTGATTCCGACACACGGCCGATCGTTTCGCCCTCCGAAAATGTCTATCAACGATCTGCCGAAGAAAGACGGGGACCGCCCTGGCCTGTTCTGGCGCCTGCGATCTCCACGCGAAAAGGATTCGCTCCGACATCTGATTTACGATGTCGATCACTGGAAGTCTCACCATCGTGACAGGCTGTTGATTCCAATGGAATCGCCAGGAGCCTGCAGCCTGTTCGCCGGCCGAGAACATTCCATGTACGCGGATCACATGCTGAGTGAATTCAGTTCGTTCATTCACGACATCAGCAGCCAGCGAACTATGGAAACGTGGGAGCTTCGTCCGGAACGTCCGGACAATCACTTTCTGGACTGTGCTGTCGGTAACGGCATGCTGGGCGGAATGCTCGGATGTCAGTTGCCGGATGCCGCGGCTGTTGGGCAGCAGCAAATCCGCAGACGCAGACCCAAACGCAAGGCCAAACCTAAAGGACCGATTTGGAAATGAGCAAACCCACAAAGAAACAAAAGCCGCAGGACGTTTCCGAAGTCACGTTGTCGCGGTGCAAAAAGTGCGATTCGACCGAACGCGAAGCCTACTTCGGAACGCCGATCGTGCTTGACATCTCAGGCATTCACAACGGCCGCGAGTACAACCGCAAGGTGATGAAGCGAACCCGCTGCGCGAACTGCGGACAACAGCGGCTCGATGCTTTCTTCGAGCTTCACAAGTAACAAACGTGTCATCGACACGTTTTGTTTTGAAATCTTCGCCCAGACATCTTGCAAGGCCTGCAATCTAGACAGCACTGTCTCGCCCACATGGCCACTCAGCAAGAAATACGCGATCGAATCGCGGACATCGATACCATCCTGCAGAAGGGAGTGAGCTCCAATGCGGTAGACGGCGAATCTACGTCGTTCAATCACGACACGCTGCGTCAGGAACGTCAGCGGCTCGAAGAACGACTCGGCAGCAAGACAAAACGGCATCGAGTTTTCAACTTCAACATGGGAGGCGGCTGAATGCCTTTTCTACTGGCACTCTTCGGCCTGCTCATTTCAGGGCTCAACATGAACCAGTCAATGCCAGGTTGTTTCACCACTGACATTGGACCGAGTCCCTACCAGTTCGCCTCCGCAACTTCCGGAGATACCTATGACGCGGTGACGCCGTCAAAACATCGCCGTTCTGCAGGCGCTCAGATCCGTTCTGAAGACAAGGTCCTCGACCGAACTGCGAGAATCAAGCTTTCTGCCAATGCGATCGATCTTCATCGCAACGCGGTTCTGTTCGCATGGGCTGTTCGCCGGCATCTGGACTACACGACGCTTTTCGACTTCCAGCCAAACACCAAAGACAAAGGCTTGAACCGCGAATGGTCGGAGCTGATGACCCGTGATTGCATGCCGGAAAACTGCGACATCGGCGGGCGGCATTCCTGGAACCGTTTGCGACGACTCGCGGAAGTTCGCAAGACTCTTGACGGAGACTGCGGACTGCTGACGCTTCGTTCCGGGCATCTGCAAGGCATTGAATCGCACATGGTTCGCAATCCTCAAATGGTTGCTCGAGCTGATGCGCAGCGTTGGGAACAGGGAATCAAGAAAGGCGCCGGGCGTAGAGCGTTAGCGTACTGTCTGGAAGATCGCGATCAGTACAACGTAAAGACTGAACGCATCGTGCCGGCTGGGCAGATGTTTCTGCTGGGCTCGTTCGAAGGCCGTTTCGATCAAATTCGCGGCATCAGTCCCGTTGCGGCCGCTTTGTCGGACTTTCGGGACGTCTATGAAATCAAGGCCTTAATGCAGGCCAAAGTAAAGCTCGAACAGATTTTCGGCGTTGCGTTTATTCGCGACAAGGCCTCTGAAAGTCTCGCGGATGAATTCGGTTACGACGGAGATCCGGAGAACGAAGATGAAACGGCAGCGGCAACCGCTGAAGAGGCCGGGCCTCCGCCGTCGTATGATCTCGGCCAGGACATCAAAGGTTTCGATTTGAACGTCGGTGAAGACGTGAAGCTGATTCAGTCCGGCAACCCGTCTGCTAATCAGCAGGAATTCCTGATGCTGTCGATTGCGATTGCAATCAAGGCACTCGACCTGCCCTTCAACTTCTTCGACGAATCGCGAACCAACTTCTTTGGATCGAAGGCAGCCTGGCTGCAGTATGATCGGGCCTGCGTCTACAAACGCGAAGACCAGCTCGAACTCCATCGACGATACACCATCTGGCGGAATCGCCGATGGATGCTGCCGACTTCCTTCGGTGGAACTGGCGAACTAGTCCTGCCTCGCGGAATGTCTGAGTCCGATCTGCGCTGGAAGTGGGTGCCTCGCGGTATGCCGTGGTGGAATCCACAGGAAGAACTGACTGTTGATCTGATGGCGGCCGCGGCCGGCCTGAAGACGCTGCAGCAAATCTGCGACGAACGCGGACTCGGCATCTGGACGGACAATCTCGAACGTCTGCAGGCAGAATTTGCAGCGGCGAAAGAACTGGGCTTCACGCTCGCATTCCAGCCGGCAAAGTTGCCGTTGTCGCTCGCGTTTGAACAGGCAGCAAAGCCACAAAAACCGGCTCCGGAGGTGGTGGCATGACGCTGAAAACAGTAGACCCGTCAGCAGTGCCAAAGGAAGCCATGCGTTTCGCCATGCCGGCGACAATGCGGTTCGCCGACGTTGGCGAAGGTACGGACGTTCGGCCGTTTAGCATGCTGGCCAGGTCGAAAGCTCCGGTCGATCACTACTACTGGGGGCGGATCGTCCACGACTTCGCCGGCATGCAGTGGCGAGAACAGGGAATCACGATCGATTACACCCACGACTTTGACGCAGTCCTGGGTTACGCGAACCAGTTCGCAATTACTGAAGCAGGGCTGGAATTGTCCGGGGCTTTGATCGTTGTGGAACAAGGCGACAAAGCGGACGAAGTCAGCAAGAAGGGCAAGGCCGGAGTTCCGTACGAATCTTCAATCGATTGGTACGGAACAGACGTCGAACTCGAGTACGTTCCGGACGGTGTCACCACTGCCGTGAATGACATGCAGTTCGCGGGGCCGGGCTATGTCGTTCGAAAGTGGCCTCTGCGAGCTGCGTCAATCTGCCGTTACGGTGTCGATCGTGACACACGAACGCAGTTTTCTGAATCACAATCTGAGACTGAAACCGTTTCGGTCTTCATCATGACACCTTCGACGGAGACCGACGAAGTGACCAAGTCCACAGGAACGGCACCCGCTGCAGGTGCCACCGCTCCGGCGGAATCGACTCAGCAGTTTGCACAGGTGCCAGCGAATCACGTCAGCATCGAAACGCTGAAGCAGTTCAGCGCGGAATTCGGACCGAAGGGAACCGAGTTCTTGACGGCTGGGCTGTCACTCGATGCCGCTCGGTATCAGTTTGCACTTCACGAACGTGATGCCGCTCGTGAGGAACTGAAGCAGTTTGCGACTACCGTGGCGGCGAAGGATGCGACAATCGCAGACCTCGAAGCTAAGCTAAAGCAGTTCGCCACCACTGCTCTCGGCCAGGAAACACCCGTCGGCACCGATGGCAAGCCAGCGGAGAAAACTGTTGTCGATGAAAAGACAACTCAGTTTTCACTGGCGACGACTCCCGCACGTGCTGCGTTCGCGGCATCCATGAAACTCCGCGGCAAAGAATAGACCGCTCGCGGGGCTTTCCCCTCGCATGATTACGGCAGACAGTTTTCCGGGCTTTCGCGTCTCACACACCGAAACCATTTTGAAGGAAAACAATCATGGGACTCACAATCCTTGACATTGCCAAACGCAACGGATCAGACGCAACCGTTGGGATGATTGAAGAAGCGACAAGGGCCGTTCCGGAAGTGTCGGGCGTTCATCCAGAAACCGGCGTTGCCATCCCAGGCATCGGCGAATCTCGAACCATCGTCGGAACGTCTTACAAGACGTTGATTCGAACTAGTTTGCCTGTTGTCGGTTTCCGCGACGGCAATCAGGGCAGCACAGGCCTGAAGTCACGATACGAAAACCGTATCGTTGAAACCTTCATCATGAACCCACGCTGGGACGTGGACAAGGCTATTGCCGACAAGTCGGAGGACGGATGGCAGGTTCTAATGGCCGACGAAGCGGCCGGCCATCTGGAAGCCGGTATGCAGCAGCTCGGGCGCCAGTTCTATTACGGCCGATCAGCCGCGGGAATCGCGCTGGGCGGACACGCCAAAGGCTTCAACGGATTGCTGGACGTCGTGGACGCCAACTTCCTGGTTGATGCCGGCGGTACAACTGCAAACACTGGTTCCAGCGTTTGGGCGGTCAAGTTCGGCAGCAAGGCTGTTCAGTGGGTTTACGGGGCCAATGGTTCGATGCTTCCGACCGAAGTAAGCGAACGCGATGTGCGCGACACTGATGGCAATCCTTACACCGCGTACTTTCAGGAAATGTTCCTGTACCCTGGCCTGCAGGTTTCAAGCCCTCGGTTCATCGCTCGCATCCGCAAGCTCACTGAAGATTCCGGCTGCCGTCTGACGGACGCACGGCTTTCAGCACTGCTTGAAAAGTTCCCGGTTGGCGTTCGTCCGGATGCGTTGTTCATGACAAAGCGTTCGCGCCGACAACTGCGAGACTCGCGAACCGCCACCAACGACACGGGCCGCGAAGCTCCGACTCCGACCGATTACGAAGGCATTCCGATTGTTGTGACGGAAAGCATCGTTGACACCGAACCGCTGACGCTCTGAGTGTCGTCACCTGACGCAGGTCGATTGAATCGGGCTGCGTCTTCTCTGCCCTGCTCTGCTATTCACTTTCCATCGTTTCAACACTGGAGTTTTCCAATGAGCCCTACACTGCTTCTCATTCTGTCCGCGCTGATGCTTTGTCTCGGCACTGTTGTCGGTCTGCGTGACAAATCCCTGATCTTTACCAATGCCCTGCCCAACGGTGCAGCCGCAACGACTTCGACGGTAATCGATCTGGAATCAACCCCGCCCGGTGATTTTCTGGCACCGATCGAATTTGAGCTCACTGTCCCAGCGCTCACGACTACGCAACTTGGAGACACGCAAACGATCACCTATTCGGTTGAGATGTCTGCGACGTCCGGGTTCGGATCCACAACAGTCCTTTACGGATCGATTGGCGTCCAGACCGGTGCCGGAGGTGCCGGCGATGTCGCTTTAACCCGTCGTTTCCGACTGCCGACTAACGTTCTGCGGTACGTGCGAGTCAGAGCTACCAAAACCGGTGCCTCAAACGCTTCGACGGCCTCTATGATTGTTTCCGTTCTGCAGCTCGCCTGATCTTTCAGGCGGATCGTCAAACGCCTTTCTGGAAATGCTCGCCATGGACATCATCGCACAAACAACAGACGCCCTCGCCGCTCCAGGTGTTCTCACCGCGGTCGGCACGGCTATCGTCGCTTCTGTGACATCCGTTTGGGCATGGTTCCGTGGCGAGCTTAACGACTGCAAAAAGGACCGAAAGGAACTGTTTGCTCGAGTGGAAACGCTTCATCAGGAAGTGAGCAAGCTGTCGATGCGAGTTGGGCATTTCGAGAACAAGGATTGAACAATGTCGATCACTTCTCAGATTAGCACAGTCTGCCGCGGCGTTACGCGGAGTCTGCGCGGAGAAGCGGTCACACTGTTTAACGCTGACGGAACTATTTCGGCCGAAATACCGGACGCAGTGGTTTCCATCGATCCGGCAAACGCCGGCATCGTAGGCAACGGTCCGGCCGATCAGTCGGGCGTTCTGCGTTTGCCGGAAAGCTACCACGCCACCGCGAAGGACAGCACGACGGCCACAGTGCAAACACGGACCTGGAACATCGTTCATGTGTCGGAAATTAAAGCCGGCACGTTTCGCGTTGAGATCCGAACGCAGGAAGCCGAAGCCTCGGGCAAGCATTCGAACCTGTTCGACATCGATGGCAATCAGGCAGTTTGGCACGAACCATGACGACAATCTTCAATCTGGCTGACGAACTCGAGGCGGAAGTACATCGCATCGTGAAAACTGCGACGGCAAAGGCAGCACTGGCACTTAAGCAACAACTTCCAGCCAGTCGCACAAAAACACGCGAATCTGTCTACAGCAAGATTCAAGGAACACGGGGCGAAATCGGCTTTGACTTCGCTCGCAAGTATCGCATCGCAGGAACCAAAACAGAGGAACTACTAACGCGGCAGTGGGCAAACATTCGGCCTCTGACTCGGCAGTACGTGATCGATCGACTCAACACGTTTTTACAGGATTAGGCCATGACAATTCCAACCGCTCACAAGGTTCTGGGCTCCGCTCTGTTCGTAATGATCGCCACCACGCTCACAAAGATTCCGGGTCTCGAAAACCTGAAGATCATGATGGGCGAAAAGGAAGGCATGTCGCGCAAGGATCTGGATCAGACGCACGAAAACGAAGTGCCCTCGGGCACGTTCACTCAGCAGACGGCGACGTTTGACCTGATCTGGGATCCGCTGAACGCAGTCCATCAGTACCTTCACATCAGCTTCAATCCGGATGCTGACCCGGAAGATGACACATCGGTCATGGATGGAAAAATCAAGTACGGCACGACCGGCGTGGAAGAGACCTGCAAGTTCTGGATTAACAAGTTCGACATCGACCTGCAGAAAGGCGCGGGCCAGAAAGCGGCGGTCGAAATCAAGTTCTCCGAACCGCTGTTGCTGAACGAAGAAGACCCAGCGTAAGCAGCTTCGCTGCATTTCGGATCCTGAATTCTAAATCTCAACGTTTGAGCGAGCGAAGCAATGAAAGCACGGCGACTGGTTGACGCGGAAGGCGTGAATCCTCTGCACGATAAGCAGGCGGCACGTCTGGCGAGGAAACGCGGCGAGAAATACGACGAACCGGAATACCTGACCTACAAGGCAGGCGAAATCGTCGATGATCGTCGGGCGTGGATTCTGTGCATGGGCGACAAGCCTGTTGCAGTGCCGGAAGATGACGAATGCCGGGCAAAGGTCGCGAAGTTCAAGAACTCGCCACGTCGCAAAAAGTTTGTCGCCGGCTTGCTTCGCTTTCATCAGAACCCGCAACTGGTCGAACAGCTCGGCAAGGAAGGCCAGAAGTACATCCGCGCAATGCTGGAAGCGTACCAGTCAGACCTGAACGAGCTGGTCGACAAGCCTGCGAACCCGTTCGCGGATGATGAGACCGACGAACCCGACGAAGTCTGATTCTGTAGGCCGATCTGTCTCAGATCGGCATTCCTGCACACTCCCGACCTGAGACTGGTCGGGCTACATTTCAAAGGCCATCGCAGTCATGTCGAAAACGTTTTTCGGTGCTCAACATCTGGAAGAAGCTTTGGTCGAGGATGTTCGCGAATATCCTCTGCCAGACGATCCGGAAGTGATTGTGCGAATCAAGTCTGTTTCCGTGGCTCGGATGCGTCAGTACGGCGAATCGGCTGGAAAGAGCCAGGCGATCGAACGCAGAGCCCAGGCGGCTCTGATTGTGGACTCTGTGATTGACGAACACGGCAAGCCTGTCTTCAAGTCCGTCGATGACGTTTACAACCTGATGAGCAAGGTTCGTTCTCGCCGGCTGACTGGGCTGATCAAGATCATCAGCCAGCACAACGGCGGCGAAGACAAGGTCGCGGAAGACACTGACGAAAAAAAGTCAGACAGCGACGTTTAGAGTTTGAGCTGTGTCTGGCGATCGGCGGCGATAAGTGCATTCACCCGGACGTTCTGACTGAACACCTGAACGTCCGGCAGCTCCGCGAATGGGCGATCTATGCTGCCATGTATGGAATCGGAGCGACTCGGACTTCGATCGACATTTCGCATCAGACCTACCACATGATTCAGCAGTGGTCGGACTACAAGGACAAGCGAACTCCGAAGGACCTCGCACCGCAGTTCGAACCGCAAACGCAGAACGAAGCCGAACAGGCACTGGATGATTTGGTTTCAATCGTGAGTTGATAGATCGTGAGTTGAGACGATGGCACTCGAAGACCTCAACTTGAAAATCAACGCACCCGTTCAGGATGCGATGGCGAACATCAAGAAACTCGCCGCGCAGCTGAACGACGTCATGAAAACGACAGACCAGATCGACGCGAACTTCCGATCCATGGGCGACTCTGCCCATTTGAGCGCGGTTCAGGCGGATCTGCTGGCAACACGAATGCCCGCCATTGCCAACACTTTGACGATTGCGAACGGCAAAGTCGAAGCACTGGCACGTGCGATGATCAGGCACGTGGGCAAAGCGCTGGAGGAAAACACCGATCAGGCTCAAGTCCTCGAAGAAGCCTTCACGCGAAAGCTGATTCAGAACGCTCTGGCGGCTCATGCGCAAAAAATGCAGATGCTGGCACGAGGCACGCGGGAAGCACGGTATGAGATGATTCGGCTGAACGAGTCTTCGCAGAATCTGACCAGTGCCAGTGTGCAGGCTCCGCGAATCGCTCAGCAGAATCCAACCGCAGGCGGCGGTGTGAACTTCGTGCGAGTGGCTTCGGCCGTTGGGCAGATGACTTTGCTCCAGAAAGCAAACACGACGCTCCGGAACATGCAGGCGACGATCGGAGGCGTCACACAAGCTGCCACCGTAGCGGCCAGGCCGATCGATCGATTCCGCATGGGACTGGCTGCGCCAAAAGTGGATCCATCGCTGAACGTCGCGAAAAACGTCGTCACCAAAGTCGGCGAAGCGGCATCCGGTGCCGTGAACAAGCTGCGAGGCATGGCGGATGCCACAATCACCGGGATTCCGGACACGCTGAAAGAGACCGCGAAGCAGGCGGGGAACCTGAACGTCGAACTCGACAAAACCTCGGCCACGATGTCGAAGCACGTCAGCAAGATGCAAAGCACGTCCAAAGGCCTCGGGTTGCTTTCCAGAGTCTTCCCGTTTGCGGCCGGGGCGATTGATAAGATCAAGGCACCGCTGGACGTCGCCACGGCGAAGGCTGAAAAGATGGCGGATGCCCTGGACAAGGGCAACGCGAAAGTCGCGGCCGGTGCGAACACCGCACGCAATGCGGCGTTCATCATGACCGGATCTTTCGAAAACATGGGCGGCAGTGCCGACCTGTTCGCGCGGGCACAGTTTCACGCGATGCTGCCCCTGCGGCTGTTCAAACGCGAAATCGACGGAGCGACTCGCGTCGTTCGCGCGGCAACTCACGTTTACAATTTCATGACGGCACCCGTTCACAAGCTCGCGTTAGCGATGGGACAGGGCCGGGCGGCGATGCAGAACTTTCGAGCATCGCTTCCGCCACTCACCGGAGGCCTGCAGCTCGGCACGCGGGCGGTGCGCATCTTCTCGCATGCAACCTACTTCAGCAGCACGGCCGTCCGGCCGTTGATTGCTGCAGCGGTTGGTCTGACTCGCGTTTCGGTGATGGTTGGACGCGGGCTCTATCAGGTCACATCGATCGGTCTTCGGCCGTTCGTCGCGGTGACTCAGGCGGCTGTCGGTGCTGTTGGTCGGTTCGCGTCTTCTGTCAGTTCGACGATCGCCAGGGTTACCGGGCTGGGCTTCGCGATCGGCATTGCGTCGAAGGCTTTCGGAGGATTCGGAAACACCACGAACAACACGACCAACATAATCAACTCACGTTTCACGGCGATCAAGCAAACCAACAATTCGCTTTTCAGCGGAATGATCTCTCAGGCGGCGATGGTCAAGACCGCACTGCTGGGACTTGCGGCCGGTGCGGTGGTCTGGGGAGCCTCAACGGCCGTTGCTGGCGAAAAGAACGACGTTGTGTTCGGTACCATGTTAAAGAACATGGACCAGGGCAAGGCCGTTGTCGATAGCCTGCAGGCGACGGACGCGGCAAAGCTGTTCGACAACGAAGAACTCTTGAACAGCGGTCGACTGATCTTCAAGGCCGGTGTGTCGGCGGCGGATCTGGGCGCGAAGACGAACCAACTGGCCACGATTGCGACGGCGACTTCGACCGAGTTGAATGATCTGTCGCGGATCTACCAACAGGGAGCGAACGCCGGTTCGTTCGGACAGGACAAAATCAATCAGCTTGCAGAACGCGGCATCGATATCTATCACGGGTTGGAAGCCGCAACCGGAGTGAGCGGCAGTGCGCTGCAGAAGATGATCTCCGAAGGCCAGATCGGCCTGACGGAAATGGATGCTGCCCTGGCGCATCTCACGGAGGGCAACGGCATTTACGCGGGGGCACTTCAGAACGTGGCGGGCACGGCCGGCGGCATGATGTCGCAGATGAAGAACAACACTCAGCAGGCTTTGGGTGCTCTGATGGGTGCAGGCCTTGCGGCGTTCAAGCCGATTCTGGCTGCAGGTGTTCGGTTCACTGAAGGATTGAAAACGACCGTCATCGCGTTGCAGCCCGTGTTCAGTGCCATGTTCACGGCTCTCTATATGTACGCAACTGGGGCGTGGACGCTCATTACAAACGCGGCATCCAGTGCCCTGCAGTTCATCTTCGGCGAAGGCGACTTCACGTTCAGCTCGATCACGACGTTCCTGGCCAGCATGATGGGAGCGGCCACTTACATCTTCGGCAACATGGGCACGATCGCGAGCTATGCGTGGAAGTTCATGCAGCTCGGGGCCATGATGGCCTTCAACGATTTTGTGTACTTCTTCACGGACACGATCCCCGCTTATCTCAGTTGGTTTGCCGACAACTGGGCGAATGTGTTCGTCGACGCGGGAATGGTGGTGGCTACGGTCTTCACGAACATCGCGAAAAACATCGGATCCGCGATGACGGCGATCTGGGACTTCATCGCATCCGGAGGCACGGCCAAACTGCAATTCGCGTTTGTGCCTCTGCTGGATGGCTTCAAGTCGACACTGGCAGAACTGCCGAACGTGCCGGAACGAGCACTGACGCAGATGGAGCAACAACTGACGGCCGAACTGGGAGCACTGGGCACTGAGATCGGTACTGGACTCGCTGATTCTATGGCGGCGGCGACGGCAGCGATCGGCACTCAGACTCAGACCGAGCTGTCCGACAAAGCGGCGGCGGCTTCAGCCGGAGCTGCCGACGCAGCGGCTTCTTCAACCAGCAAAGCGGCCACGGAGAACAAGGCGGCTCTGGTTCGCAGCTCGGAAGGTCAGAGCGTTGTGGCTCAGTTTGCGAAGGCCTTCAACAACGACAAGCAGAACAAGGCTCTGCAGGCTCAGATTAACTCTGAGAAGCATCTGGAGGACCTGGCACGCAAAGCCAAACGTGAAGGCAACGGCCTGAAAGCGAGGCCGACAAGTGGCTAGGATTTTAGAGTTCATCTGGCATGAAACGGACGTGACGGCTACCCGCACGATCGCGGAAAACGAGGTGATCAACAAGGTCACGGTAAAGACCAGTGATCGCGTCACGTGGACCGAACTTCAATTCATGCGTCCCGTGCCGGCATGGAATGACAGTCATCCAAACGAGCCTGGCTTCTATTTGGATTACATCAATCCGATTCATAAGTCGCAGTTCATTTGGGAACTGGAGTGCTTCTACACGCCGTTCCCGGGCGGTCAGCAGGATCCCAGCCCAACGGCACGACCGGCGGAAATCGATTACTCGACGTCGCTGGTCGAACAGGCGGTCCTGCAGGACATCAACAAACGGCCGATCGTCACGACGGCCGGCGAATTCATCACGGGCGTCGTTCAGCAAATCCCGATTGTCGAATACAGCATCGTGAAGAATCTCGCAGCCGATCCGGCCTGGCTGCAGACTCATCTGGGCGCCGTGAATGCCGATCCGATCACATTGCGTGGTTTGACATGGAAGCCGAAAACCGTTCTGCTGGCCAGCGCGTCAGGCGGTGCGTTCATTACCGAACACCGTACACGGTACACGCCGACGACAATCAAGCTGATGGCTGACGCTCGCGGCTGGACTCAGGAAGTGTGGAACCGCGGAACCGTAGAACTGCGACTGGTGGAACGTGAGATCCGCAACGGCGATGACAAGCCGATTATCAAGCGGATCTGGCAACAGGTGCCGATCGAAACGGGCGATCCTCCGGAGCCCGTGAGCGATCCGGTTCCTTTGGATATCTACGGCCAGGCGATTCTGGACTTCCTGCAGCAGGACCGCACGCGGCCGATTCGTCCGTCGGCACTTATCTCCCTGAATTTCGAGACTCAGCTAGCGCTGCCGTTTCGGGGAGTGCTACCACTGACATGACCGAAGAAATCTACGGCCTGACACTTCAGCAGCACAAGGAAATGAGTGCGCTGATCATTAACGCTCGCAACGGATCGCGTCCAGCTCCGGGCGTGGCCTCGAAGCCACGCAACCGAACGAACGGCGGCATGCGAGTCATGTACGTGGATGACGGCTATGCCATTTACAATCCTCGAGTACCTCGGAAGGTGGCTGTCTTCCACCTGAACCGTTTCGCTGAGACTCGCACGATTGAAATGACCGGGCAGAACCTGAACGGACCGCTGATCGTCACGATCAACGGTCTGGAGTACATCGCGGAGTGTCGTTCCAACACGTCCATGTTGCGGGCGATCTTCGCAGACTGGGTGCCGTTCTGTCGGATCACGGCGTTCCCTGGCATGTGGGAATTCGCATGGTCGGGCACAGCACCACCGATGGCCGTTCGCGCGGGAACGATATCGTCGACCGGTTCGTTCGGCTATCTGGGCGGGCTGCTGATCATCGACGAAGCATGGGTGAGCGAAGACAACGGCCGCGGCGGCGTGGTGATGATCGACGCAACCGACGCGATGCCGTTCCTTGAAGGCGAAGTCCGACGCGGAGCCCGTGCGATTGCTCAGTGGTCTCGCGATGACGGATGGCTGGTCGGTCCGTGGCAGTGCCGGCCGTTCAGCTTCCGCGCGGACTGGGCGTTCAGCACGGCGTTCCAGAACAGCGGTGAGTCCGTGACTGTGATCGATCCGGATCCGACTGAACCTGAACCCGTTGAAAATCCAGATCCCGGTGATCCCGGTGACCCTGGCGATCCGGGAGGGCCGTAAAATGTGCTGTGACGATCCTTGCAAAGTCCGCCGATGCCATGCCTGTCCGGAAACAGACTGGGGCTCGTTCACGTTCCGCGCAGACCATCCGGCGGCGGCTCAGTCTCTGATCTGGTCAACCGTCGAACGTCGCTTCGATGCTGTTTCGACGGCCATGACCTATCCGGGGAACTGTCCCTGCGCGTGGGCACATTATCGCGGTGATTGGGGTCGAGACATCACAGGTTCATATCACGACGACACGCTGTTCTTCCCGATCGCGAGTATCAGCCGGCTGGAAAGCGTGCGTCTGCAGGGCGGCTATCGCTGGCAGTATTCAATCAGCCGGTACTCATGGGATTGGACCTACTGGAACGGTCTGGGCTTCACGACGGCGAACGGCTGGAACTGGAATCCTGACGAAGGTCCTGGCCACGAAAACAACTGTGAGTACTTCGGCTGGGGTTTCGGCCGTTTCGGCTGGGGCGGCTGGGGCGCTTCGAGCTGGGCGTATGGCTACGATCCGGGTTACTGGTTTGTTCCGAACGGTCAACGGGCGGTGTACGACCTGGTCGGCGGTTTCAACTGCCGGGGGACAAGTCATTTCGTCCGAAATGATTTGGCGTACGCGAGTCAGCCCGAATACAACGGGAACGCGTTCCCGGCTTTTGTGGATGTCACGCGCATCCCACGGGATACGGTGCTCGCATGACGGCAACAAACGACCTGACGATTGTCATCAGCGTCCACAACTACGCGAAGTTTTTGGGGATGGCTCTGGCATCCATTCGGCAGCAGCATCGTGAAGCGGCCATCATCGTGATTGATGACGCGAGCGATGATGATCCCCGGACCGTGGTGCAGCGTCTGCAGATGTTCGGGGAGTCGATCGAGTTCCATCGAACCGAGTTCCGCAACATCTACCAGGTTCGTCGTTTCGCGTTGACTCTGGTCCGCACCAGGCAGGTGCTGTTCCTGAACGCGGACAAGGTTTTGCACCCCGACTACCTGAAGCATCTGCCTGACGCTCCGACGTCGGAGCCCTCACCTGTGTCTTTGGCTTCGCCGTCAATCTGGCCAGTCCGGACGAACGCATTCGCCGGTCGATGTTCTGTGATCACGTCACTCAGTCCGAACCCGCAACGGCTGGTTCGTCAGTTGCATTGCCTGCAATCGTGGATCGATTACGGCTTACCGGTCATCACGTTGAACACTCCGGACGAACTCGCCGGAATGTATTTGCCTCGCGGAGTCGTCGCGTGTCCCAGCTCGGATCTGGCGACGATCTACGATCGGCAGACGCAACGAATTTCCGCGATGATCAACGTCGGAATTGAAACAGGTCTGCCTTTCATGCTGCTGAACTCAGACATTGAAATTTCCGGACACACGGATGTCCTGAACGAAGCGCTGCAGCACTGCGACAATCTGACGATCGGAGTTCGGTACAACTGCGAAGGCGGGCGAGAACCTACCCGCGAACCGGATGGCCTAGACTGTTTTTTGATGACTCCGGATCTGGCCAGAACTATTCCACCTATGCCATTCGGCATCGGGAAACCGTTCTGGGATTACTGGCTTCCATTTCATTTCAAGAATCTGGGCGTTCACTTCCATTGGATCAAATCACCGTTCTTTTTTCATGTGTCTCACACGGTTTACTGGTCAAGCGATGAATGGCTTCGCGGCTGTATGGCGGTTCGTGATCAGTACGGTGTGGACCTGTCCAACAGCAGCGGCGAATTTCGTAAGTCACTCGACAACTGGTAGCCGTTTTGTCGTTGTTCGCTCCGCGAACAAAACGGATTGTGGAGCGAAATCTCCACCACAAACAGACATCACTCAATCACCCGTTCTGTTCGCGGAGCGAACAACGACTTTGAAGGCAATCCCATGACTCTGAAACTCTGGCGAGGCGATGCTGTTCCGGTCGCACAAATCGTTCGCGTGACTCCTTCGGCCGTCACTGCCGGCGACAAGTTCGCACTGGCAATCAATGGCAAGATCATTGAAGTGACTGCGGCGTCCGCCACGGCCGCGAACGTGGTCAGTCTGTTCGTGACAGCGATCAACGGCAGTCGAATTCCGGAATGGGGCGAGGTGCTCGCAACGTCATCGGGAACCAGCTTCCTAATCTCCGCACGCACGGCCGGCGTTCCGTTCGTCGTGTCAGCGATCACCAACGGCGTTTCGGTTTCGGAAACGGACGGCGTGACTGCGGCCACCGCCGTGAACATGACTCAGACCTTCAAGATCCCGCTGACGGCCGGCGGCGATTTCTATATCTGGCTGGGCGGCCGGAAGTCTGCGGCGATCGCGGTCGGTGCTTCTGCAGCCACGGTGCAAACAGCCATCACGGCTTTGTCGACCGTCGGAAGTGGCAACGCGGCTGTCGCGAAGACATCAGACAGCAGTGATGATATCTACACTGTGACGTTCCAGGGCAGTCTTGCGGCAACGCAGGTCACGACCATGATCGTCGAGCTGGAAATGACAAAGCCGATCGTCCGGACGATTCAGCAGGGCGACAACACTGCCACGATCCTGAACGAGATTCAGACAATCACCGTCGACAACTTTACGGACTTTGACGGTGCTTCGATCAGCGATCCCTACACCTTGACACTGGACGGCGTGACTTCAAGCCCGATCGATCGCAACGCCAGTCCCTTGGTGGTGCAAGGCTTGCTCCAGAATATGCTTCAAAACAACAACTATTACAAGGACGTTCTGGTGACCTCAAACGCCAACGTCCTGACGGTCGAATTCGTGTACCGTGAAGGCGGCGGGAATCAATCGCAATTGGTCGCCTCAAACTACAGTGGCGCGTGGGCTCAGCAAGATCGACGGCTCACGATTCCAGTCACAAGCACGGCGGCCGTGGAAGCGGCCAGCAACGTCAACGAAGTGCAGGTGATCACTCTGACCAACACTCCGACCGGCGGCACGTTTACGCTGTCGTTTCGCGGAGCGGTCACACCTCCCCTGGCCTATGATTCGAGCGCGACGGCCGTTCAGACGGCTCTGCGCGCTCTGTCGACGATCGGCGGAAGCAACGTGAACGTGAGCGGATCCGCGGGCGGACCGTGGACTGTGACGTTCGTTTCGGCGCTCGCAGCGGCGGACCGTGAACAGATCGTCGGCAACGGAGCTGCACTCACGGGCGGAGTCGTCGCGAACTTCATCCTCCAGACCGTGACCGGCAGCGCAGGGCCGAATCACTGGGACACACCGAGCAACTGGCTTCCCGCCGGCGTTCCGGTGAGTGGTGACGATGTACGCTTCGAGTTTGGAGATGTGTCTTGTCTTTACGGGCTCGATCAATCGGCGGTCACACTGGATGCTCTGGAGATCGCCAGCAGCTTCACAGGTTCCATCGGACTGCCTCGCCGAACCAATTCAGGCTACGTCGAATACAGAACGCGGGATCTCACGATCCGCACGCCCAGCATTCTGATCGGCCACGGCAACGGAAGCAGCTCCAGCAAGATCCAACTGAACACGCTGGACACTCAGACGGCTTTGGAGATTCGCAACTCGGGCGGATCCTCGGAAGCCGGCGTCCCGACCATCCTCTGGTACGGCAGCCACGCAAGCAACACGGTCAAACTGATGAACGGCGATCTGGGCATCGCAGTCTGGTCTGATCAGTCGGCCGTGGTCGCACTCATCGAACAGTACGGCGGAACTTTGCGTGTCGACCATACGGCAATCGATCAGTTATACTCCCCAGGTCAATCGATCTCCGCGCACGAATCCACGCTCGGCGGTCAACCGTTGGAATTGTAAGGGCAGCGGGCTTCGATTCCGCTGCTTCCAGATTTACAGGGTTTTTGAGGTAATCCATGACCAGTCACGCGACACAATCCAGCATCCAAATGTCGGCTCCCGGCGTGCTGGGGCGTGCTGCGGCTGGCAAGGGTCGGTCAAAGATCCTTACGGCAGCGGAAATCAGGGCGGCGGCTGAATCCTATTCCTCGGCTCAAGTGGATACGCTGATTGCCGGTCGGCTTGCGTTGACTGGTGGAACGCTGACAGGAGCGTTGAGCCTTGGGACAAACACGCTTACTGCTGGAGCAATCACAAGCAGCGGCAACCTGA